ATGCAAACTTCCAGTCCCAATATCTATCTCATCTACCCGATGGAAGTGTCCTAACAGAACATCATCAAAGGATGAGGATATATTGAACTCATCATCTGCTATAAGCTGTGTCTTATACTGTAGTACGGAACGCAGGGCGGTAACCGTCCGAAGTATGGTGGCTGTAGCTCCCCCGCCGCCGATAGAATCCCCATGCATCATCAATACATTTCTATTGGCTATATTGCTAACATGGCTTACAGACTTAGGAATCTCGAAAATGATGTTAGTTTGCTTGGAAACAAACACAGCTACCCACTGGTATAGCATGTAGTCCCAATCCATGTACCTATCTTTTGATGGAACCTTCCTTGTCATACGACCATGATTTCCTACCACACAAGGTACTCTAATCTTCTCAAAATGTGGTGCGAGGAACATAAGAGCTTGACTAATAATCTTTGCCCCGTACATCATCTGCATCATACAATTATCTATGTTAGTTCGGGCAAGTTCCTCATGTATATCACCGGAAACCATATCACCTAACATAGGAATAACTAACTCATTCACATCACAGATGTTACGCCTATACTCTGCTAGGCTAAGAACTTGGTTAGACCATCCCCACATTCGTCTGCTAAACAACTCTATATCATATTCGTTTAGTCCAACTGTCTGTTCTCTCTTTACATTATCCCCGACATGAGTATCCGTTAGAGGTGCTACCATAACTTGGGATGACTGTCCTCTTTTCCCCGACCCCGGCTTCCTGATAGGATATTGCTTAATAGCTTTGAGAGGAGTTACATATCTTTTAATAGTATCTATCAGAATTTCAGACCGGGTGGAATCTTTAATTACTCGTTCATATAATTTCTTATAGTAAGCAGATTCAGCTTTGTATGTAGCTACCCGTTTATCTAATCTTATACGATCTTTAATGAAGTCTTCCTCTTCTTCAGGAGCAATTACATCTGCCATGTTAGCAGCAGCCTCATCCATCAGAATGTCTAAGTCAACCCCTTCCCTGTCATACCATCGTTGTATAGTAGACCTATGAAGTTCTATCCCGTACTCATCAACTAACCACCTAGCTAGTCCTGTCCATGTCTGTCCTGCTTGCCTTTTCTGTATCAGTTCCTGCTTCGCAATCTCTGGAATCATAAACCCCTCCAACTATTCTTAACTTGTCTACTACTAGTTTACTTCTACAGGTACGTCTATGTCAATAGCTTTCAATAAACTTATCACGGAACCTTCGGCTTCCAAAACCTTAGATACATTCTCCATCTTTTTAAACTCTGAAATGAACAGTTGACCTTTAGCCGGTTTGTTTTTCCCTCCTCTACCCCAAGGATTACGCACAGGGCCAGTATACGATTTGCCTGAAGGAGGATCATCAACGAAATTTTCCGGAACCCCGGCAACTCCCGGTCTTCGTTTAGTAGGGTCTAATTTTTTATTTACAATAGCATCTTCTACTAACCATGTAGCAAATTCTTGGACAGATACTGATTTTTTCTTATCAGTTTGATTTACCGGCTCTCCTCTAAGGAACCTATCTAATTTTGTAACTCCGGAAGTTACAGTCTTATCTTTATTGTCATTCTTCTTTTTCTTGGACTGCATCCCCATACGCCGTTTAGAGTCACCTCCGAAAGTAGGAGTAAATACTCCGGGGTCGGAGGCTACTGCAACCGTTCCACCACTAGCTAGTCCACCCCCACCGTCACCTCCACCATCTTTCTCCATCATATATGTTCCTAATGGAGGGCTAGGTTTAGTTATTCCCTTGTCTTTTAACCTATCCTCTAAAACATCAGACATACCTGCTCTAGCAGCATCAATTCTGCTTTGCTCTCTAGCTTCTTCCATAGCTTCGGTTGTTTCAGCTAGTGCATCTCTATCTTTTTGCGCCAGATTACGATTATCAGAGGGTTCTTTTCTTTTTACTGGACTTAGATCAGGATTGCGTCGCTCCTTATTAAGGAAACCCTGTAAATCACTTAAATTACTCATCGTTCATTATGTCCTCAGTTACTAGATCAGTTTGAGTTATTTCAGTTCTAGTAGTTTCCGGGGGTCTAGAGAACGTAGCTTTCTCTACTCTAGCTAATCTACCATTATGTAGGAAGGCTACAAAATTATCATTATCTTGAGAGAACCACAACTTTGAGCCATCATCTGATAATTCTTTAACAAGCGGGGCTGGATACCCTTTTTCAATGAGGTCTTGCATCCATGACTTGGTAGCAAACAAATCATAAAAATCTTTCTTCTTATCCTCAAGTTTATTTGTTTCGTTTTGAACAGCTACCATACTATTGTCCGGAGTAATCCCACCAAAGATACCCTTATGCTTTCGCTTATGACGAGGAATGGCTAACTTCAGTTGCTGCTGTAGTAATCCTGCTAACTCTGGGGAAAGCTGTTCTTCTTCGCCCCCGCCTTCTTGTTCCTGCTGCTGCTGTTGTTGCTCCATCTCTGCCTGTTGTTCAGCTTGCTCCATTTGTTGTTCTTGCTGCTCCACTCCCAACTCCATCTGTTTAGTCTGCGCCTCTATCATCTTAGGCTTACCAGAAATCACAAACCGAGCTTCTTCTACATCTACATTCGGGTCTTTCAAATGAATTGTATAACCTAACTGGGCTAATTGAGCGGCTAACTGTGTTCGCTGTAAAGCGAAGCTAATTCTAGTAGCTTCAGCTTTTTCCTCAGGATTTGGAAGTTCTAGTTTCCATTGTGTGATATTGAATGCTTTGAGAATATGTGGAAATACTTTCTCATGGAAAATACGTTGGTCTCCTTCAACCACACGACTCATAACGACAAGTTGTTGTGTCTGGGTGGATAACCCACCAAATGCTTCCGGAGCACCCTGCCATGCAGGAGTTACACCCCACATAGCTGCTACACGTTCTCTAATCTCCTGACGTACAGGTAGGTAGTCCATCTCCTGAAGGGTATGGAACAAACGTACCATATCTACTCTACCTCGTTGGTTACGGCTTGATACCGCTACCATTGGAATAAAATTAGGGTCTGCTTTCATATTTGCGGCTAGATTAGCTCGTTCTCTACGCAAACTCTCCGGGTCATCGGTATGTACCAGCAACATGGAAGAGGGCATCTTACGCTCAAAGAAATACCTGTAAAGATTCTTATCCATACCCATAAGGGTTAGTACTTTTTCAAAAATAGTTAGTATGGGTGACCACCCGTAAGTTTCGGATGGAGAGAATTTTGAAATATGTATTATTTCATCATCGAACAGATAAATATTAGTCTCTCTGTGACGATATCTGTACATCACGGCTATTCTCTCATGCCCCTTTGTACATTTTCCTTCTTGTTCGGCAACATCTGCTCTGTCTACCGGACAAACCCAATGAGAATTTTTCGGTAACCCTTTATTATCTAGATCAAATTCTACTAGTGCAGGATTCAATCTACGTATTTCCCTAACTTTAGATTTTATAGACTTATCTTTCTTATCTACATAATAATCTTTTACTAGATAAATAAAGGCATCATCTGTAGAATTAAGGTCGAAGTGTGCTTGTCTAAGCACCTGTTCTAAAGTTTGATCAAATACATTACAATCTTCTATAAAAGTTTTTAGTCTTTCTACCTCGCTGTAATTTGGCTTCTCTGTATCGGGCACCAGTTGTATACCCCTACGGAACACTTCATTAGTTATGTGGTGAAGCGGTGCCCTAATTTCCTCTGCTGACATAGCTATAGTTTGAATATCTTGAACCAGTTGTTTGCGGTACGCCATCTGGTTGCGTATCCAACCATTCACAACTGTTTCAATTCCTAAAGTAGGAGTTCGCCCTGTTGCAGTCGAAGCAGCAGCATCATTATACCCCTTGGTAAGATTTAGCCATTCCAGAGTATTATGGATGTCCCCTAAACTTTTGGTCATTTCAGGGACTTCTGGTAGATAATCACCTAGTTTCATATATTAATCCTTGAGTATTTCGCCCATATCCCCCATAGCAGCTAGTTTTAACACTACTCCCATGGCTTCATGTTTTAGTTCAAAAGTATCACTTCTTCTAGTCTGTACCATAAGTTCTTCTTTTTCAGATTGTAGTTTTACTATATGTTCTTGTAAGTCTCTAATTTGAGTATTTAGTTCTTCATTACCTAAAAGTGACGAAGCGTTCTCTAGAACTCCTAACCTAGACGCTTCCTTCATTAAAGCTAGGAAAGCTCCCTCACTCATAATTGTTACCGCAGGACTATTATCAGGTACATCTTCATCGGGTTCCAGAATTTTTAGTGCGTCATTCCAAGTATCTAAGATGCGCCAAGTTCCCTTATCATCTTGATTAGCTACATATTGCTCTCCACGCTCTCGTAACATATTACCTATAGCCATACTACACTCCTTAACTTTAATCTCTTCTTATTATACTAGTAATCTACCGGTTTACGCAATGTGGCACTTAGACCACCCGCACGACTTACAGGTTACGCAACCACTTTCCTCAACATACTGAGGAGAATCACAGCATTCTTCACTCGCAACTATAACTGGTTCCTCTACAACATTCAAAAAATCTAATTGAAGATTATTATTTACAGGTTTTACGGAATTACCTACTTTCACGAGTACCTCCTTTGCACGGCTACCTGATCTATAAACAGTTATTCCTTTGCACCCTTCTTCCCACGCAAGCATATAAGCTGTGTATACATCCTCAATATCTGCTTCATTCGCAAAATTAATAGTTTTCGAGATTCCTGAGTCACAATATTTTTGGAAAGAAGCTTGCATTAACACATGCGCTTCTGGAGTAATGTCTCCCGCTGTCACATAAACCTCTTTTACCCACTCTGGAACATCGTCTCTGGTTTGAATAGACCCACCGTTAGAAATATAATCCATTAATTCATCTGAATAAAAATTATATTCTCTCGCATCTTTCTCAAAATATTTATTTACATAATGAAGAGTTTCCCCCTCTAAAATATTCATCTTCTTCCATGCCAATGCGAACGTCGGTTCGATACCACTAGACGTATCTGCTAGCATAGAGATCGTCCCTGTTGGAGCAACTGTGAGTCTACAAGCATTCCTTAATTTATAATCGGATTTGGCATAACTACTGCTGCTCCATGCTGGGAATACACCCCGTGATTTAGCTAGGCGCATAGATTCGTTATCAGCAATATCTTGTATAAAACCCATTATATGGGTACCTATATACCTACCTATATCTGTAT